GCTGCACTAAAGAAACAGTTCAGCAGTGGTCCACGTGACAAGTTTAAACTACGGATGTCCAACATTGGGCGTCCGACTTGTCAGTTGTGGTTTGAGAAGAATGACCCAGAAGATAAAACACCTCTACCCCCACACTTCCTGATGAACATGATCATTGGGGATATTGTAGAGGCTGTCTTCAAAGGTCTTCTTCGTGCTGCTGATGTTGACTTCAAGGACAACGATAACGTTACACTCAAGCTTAGTGATGGTACTAAGATCAACGGCGAGTATGACATGGTTATGGATGGCAAAGTGGATGACGTTAAGTCTGCATCACCTTGGTCATACAAGAACAAGTTTGCTAGCCTAGAAGCATTAGCACAAGGTGATGGCTTTGGGTATATCCCACAGCTAGTCGGCTACGCTACTGCAGCAGAGCTAGGTGTTGGTGGTTGGTGGGTAGTGAACAAAGCTAATGGTGAGTTTAAGTATGTAGATGCATCAGGTATAGATACTGATGAAGTGCTTGAGAGAATCGAAGCTACTGTATCTCACATCAATGAAGACAAACCGTTTGAGCGTTGCTACGAGGCTATCCCTGAGACTCACTATCGTAAGGCTACAGGTAACCTAAAGCTGGGTAGTGAGTGTGGCTTCTGTTCGTTTAAACATAAGTGCTGGGCTAACCTACAGACACTACCTGCTGTTAAGTCTACTGCACAGCAACCGCCTATGGTGGACTATGTGTTTGTTGATCCGCAATACTTAGAGGTTGATCTTGACTAGACGTGCACACCTTAAGAGCTATCGCAGTGGCCTTGAGAGAGAGGTTGCTGCGTGGCTTAAGGGCAAACAAAAGAAAGTCAGATACGAATTACTAAAGGTAGAGTGGGAAGACTTAAAGTATCGTACCTACACACCTGACTTCGTGCTTGACAACGGTATCATCATTGAGACTAAGGGTATCTTTGATTCAGCAGATAGGCGTAAACACCGTGAGGTACAGCGTCAGCATCCAGAGCTAGATATACGATTTGTGTTTAGTAATGCTAAGTCAAGGCTTTACAAAGGTGCTAAGTCAAGGTACTGCGATTGGTGTGACAAGCATGGCTTTAAGTGGGCGCACCGTGTGATACCAGAAGATTGGTTAAACGAAGACGGTGAAGAGATAAAAGCTAAACGAATAGAAGTTAAAACAAAAAGGAAAGTATGATGGGTTACACATTAAGTGAAGATGAAATAGCTATCGTAATACGTCCACAGAACTACGAAGAAGATTGGAATGGTGATGTATCTATTGAGCTATCCGCATCTAACGACAGCCCTGTACCTGAAATGGTTATGGCACATATCATGAATATAGCTACGATGATGTCTGCTTTCCTTGATGTAGCATCTGAACATCCTGACATTTATGACTTAGTAGAAGAACATCGTAATCATCTTATGGGTGTTGACGAAGAGGAAGAAGAAGCGCTAGAAGTCACACGTGAAGGTAATGTATATACATTGAATGCTTGGACTAAGACGGAAGGTAACGCATGAAGAAAGAACCAACACTAACATCTGTTTCGCTTGACGATATAATAGATCCAGTAAATAAACCCATACACTACAACCAAGCTGGTATTGAATGTATTGATGCTATAGAAGCTATGACTGAGAACATGTCAGGACAAACAGCACCACACGCTGCTAATGTTTTAAAGTATCTATGGCGTCACGAATACAAGAATGGTCTAGAGGATATTGATAAAGCTATCTGGTATCTCAACAGACTACGCAAACGCTATACGGAGAAACATAAATGATTAGCCAGGATGACATAGATGCAATGAAACCACAGATGCCACACGAGAAAGTAGGTGACTTCATTAAAGCTTTTAATGGATCTCTTGACCCTCGCTTGTGGATTAAGCTTATTGATGAAGAGATGGCTGAGCTAATGGCTGAGAAGTATGGTACAGTAGCGCACCTAAAAGAGCTTTGTGATCTACTATATGTTTCTACAGGTCTTGCGCTTACTGCACCTGATCACATAGGTATGCTTATGGGTGACGCTGAGCGTGAGACAGTTATTAAACAACAAGGTACGGTTAGCCGTTTGTTAGACAGTGGCTTAGAGCATTACGGTGAAGCAGTTCTTAGTGAGGCATTCACACGTGTACACGATAGCAACATGTCTAAGCTAGACAGCAATGGTAACCCTATCCTACGTGAAGATGGGAAGGTTATGAAAGGTAAAAACTATAAGAAGCCTGATCTTACTGACTTACTGGAAAAGGCAGCATGAAGTTTGATATTAGAATGACAATAGATATAGATGAAGAAGACAACATACTTCCTATATCAGAAGAAATGTATGAGCAAACCGTTAAGGAGCTTATACAGGATGTTGTATATGACCTAGATGCAGAGATTAAAAAAATAGAGGTAAAACAAAAACCATGAGCAATTACTTACCAACAGACTACCAGAGCTTCATTGCTCTATCACGATATGCCAAGTACTATGACGGTGACGGGCGAGAAAACTGGGGTGCTACTGTAGGCCGCTACATACTCAACCTAGTAGATAACAAGGTAGACCAAGCAACAACAGATGAAATACATAACGCTATCTTAAACTTAGAAGTCATGCCATCTATGAGGGCTATGATGACTGCTGGCCCAGCGCTTGATAGAGATAACACAGCAGGTTACAACTGTAGCTACTTACCCGTAGATGACCCTAAAAGCTTCGATGAGGCTATGTACATCCTCTTGTGTGGTACAGGCGTTGGGTTCAGCGTCGAGAGGCAGTACGTTAGCAAGCTCCCTGAAGTGCCTGAGTTGTTCTACAGTGATACCACAGTCGTTGTCAAAGATAGTAAGGAAGGTTGGGCTAAAGCGTTCCGTCAAGTGTTGGCACTCCTCTGGGCTGGTGAGATCCCTAAGTGGGATGTTTCTCGTGTACGTCCTGCAGGTGCTAGGCTAAAAACGTTTGGTGGTAGAGCCAGTGGCCCAGCGCCTCTAGTAGAACTATTTAACTTTGCTATCACTACATTCAAGAATGCACAAGGGCGTAAGTTGTCTAGTGTAGAATGTCATGACTTGATGTGCTTCATTGGTCAGATTGTTGTTGTAGGTGGAGTGAGGCGTTCAGCTATGATTAGTCTGTCTAACCTGTCTGATGATAGGATGCGTCACGCTAAGTCAGGCCAGTGGTGGGAGACTGCCTCATGGAGAGCCTTGGCTAATAACTCTGTGTGCTACACTGAGAAGCCTGACATGGAAACGTTTATGCGTGAGTGGACAGCCTTGGTAGAGAGTAAGTCTGGTGAGCGTGGCATCTTCAACCGTGAAGCATCTAAGAAGCAAGCAGCTAAGTTTGGGCGGCGTGATAGCAATTATGAGTTTGGCACTAACCCGTGCAGCGAAATCATCTTGCGTCCGTATCAGTTTTGTAACTTAACAGAGGTGGTTGTACGTGCTACAGATACTGTGGAAGACCTTGCTAGAAAAGTTAAACTCGCTACGATTCTGGGAACCATTCAGTCCTCATACACAAAGTTCCCCTATCTGCGGAAGGTGTGGACAAACAACACAGAAGAAGAGCGCTTGCTTGGTGTGTCACTTACGGGAATAATGGACAACCCTCTTATGACATCAGCAAATGCTGGATTGGAGAAGACCCTTGAACACCTTAGAAATGTGGCTGTTACTACTAATGCTGAATGGGCTGACAGGCTTGGTATACCTCATAGCGCTGCGATTAGCTGCATTAAACCATCGGGAACAGTATCACAACTGGTGGATTCAGCCTCTGGGATACATGCTCGCCATAGTCCCTATTATATCCGTACTGTGCGTGGTGATAATAAAGACCCCTTAACACAGTTCATGAAGGATGCAGGTGTACCTAACGAGCCATGTGTAATGAAGGGTGACACTACTACAGTGTTTAGCTTCCCTGTTAAGTCACCTAACAAAGCAGTCACTAGAAACGATATGACAGCCATAGAGCAGCTTAAGACGTGGCTGACGTATCAACGCTCATGGTGTGAGCATAAGCCTAGCGTGACGATCTCTGTGCGTGATGCTGAGTGGATGGCTGTGGGTGCATTTGTGTATGAACACTTCGATGAAATGTCAGGTGTATCATTCCTGCCACACTCAGATCACACATATCAGCAAGCCCCTTATCAGGACTGCACCAAGGAAGAGTATGAAGAAATGCTTTCTAAGATGCCAGCTAAGATTGACTGGGAGTTACTCAATGAATACGAAAGTGAAGATAACACAGTATCTATGCAGACGATGGCTTGCTCTGGGGATAGCTGTGAGATTGTTGACTTAGTATGAAACAGTATGTTATAGTAGGCAGGTCCGACTGTATGTACTGTAGCAGAGCAGTAGGGCTTATAAGAGATAAAGGTGGAGTAGTTAGTTACTACTCTATCAATGATTCCAAGTGGGTACTTGACTTATTTAATAAAGCATCTATAAAGACAGTACCTCAGATATGGGATATAGAAGGTAATTACATAGGTGGTTACCAAGAACTAGAGAAACAATTAGAAGGAGTTTAATATGTTCGCATCCGCAATCCAAGCACTAGTAATAGTTGTACTTACTGCAGGGTTCTTTGATGAAGTGATATTTCCAGCAGGGGAGTACGCTATTGAGAAAAGCACTGAAGCTTACGATGCAGGTAAAGAACTGTATCAAGAGAAAGTGATTGGCACAGACTAAAAATGTAAGGCTCAGCGTTAAGGCGCTGGGCTTTTCTTTAACGTAGGAGATGCCATGCAGTTAGATTTGTTTAGCACTAAACACTCTATAAGAAAAGACAAAGATACAAAAGTATGTAATAAGTGTAACCTAGAACTGCCTGTAGATTGTTTTTCTTTTCATGGCGGTTCTAATTACCTAAGACCTGAATGTAAAAAATGCAACAATGAATTAAGTAAAGTCCGATCAAAAATACGTAACTCTGTAGAACCACCTTCTAAAGATTACTGTTGCCCTATATGTAATAAAAATGAAGAATCTAGTGCAGGAGCAGGTAATTCTAAAAATGGCTCTTGGGTGGTAGATCACGATCATCACACAGAAAAATTTAGAGGTTGGTTATGTCATAGGTGTAACAGAGCATTAGGATGTTTTGAGGATGACATAGAGCGAATAGAAAGAGCTATAACATATCTAAGGAAAGCGAATGAACGCACTTGAGCCACCAGTAAAACAATCACGGTCACGCCGAAAGACAAACTATAAAGGTGCAGCTAACAAGAAAACATCTGGGCTTATACCAAAGACAGATAGACAGAAAGAGTTTCTACATCATCTAAAGGAATACAATCAAGTCTTTGTACTAGGTCCAGCAGGTACAGGTAAGACTTACGTCACAGCCACCTACGCAGCAGACTTATACACTACCAAAGATATTGACAAGATAGTTATCACACGCCCTCATGTAGCTGTAGGTAAAGACATTGGGTTTCTACCTGGTAGCTTAGAGGAAAAGGTTTATCCTTGGGCGTTACCTGTGCTTGACGTGCTAGAGAAACATTGGGGTAAGGGTACGTTAGAGACAGCTATCAAGAACAACAATGTAGAGATGGCTCCTCTGGCGTTGATGCGTGGGCGTAGCTTTGACAGCGCTTTCATTATAGTAGATGAAACACAGAATATTACTACACATGAGCTTAAGATGTTGTTGACTCGTGTGGGTGAAGGTAGTACTATTGTGCTTAATGGTGATATACAACAGTCAGACTTAAAAGAAGGTGATGGTCTGTCTAAAGTTATTCACTTAGCAAAGAAACACATGATACCTGTACCTGTTGTGGAGTTTGGTGTTGATGACATTGTACGTAGTGACATCTGTGCACAGTGGGTAAAGGTCTTTATGAAGGAAGGCATATGAGTCTAGAGAAAGAAGCACAATCATTTATCTCTGGGAGACATAAACAGTTTAGAGAAGGGTTACAAGAAAACGCTAGGAATCTACAGCAATACATAGTAGATAACGTGCACAACACAGAAGAGAAACATCAAGCATTGAAGAACTTAGTAGAGGTGCAGATGTGGGCAGAGCGAAGTGCAGCAATGCATGGGTTAAAAAAGTAAAGGGGCCGTTTGGCCCCTCTTCTCATTCTGCTTCCGTTTTCTTACGTCTAACCTTTTTCTCTAGCTTACCTGCTTGTATATACCAGAGTAGCAATACAGACCGCCGACTGTCTTTTTCAGCTTCATCGTAGTCTGACTCATTTATCTCAGCTATTGATTCCTTGATTGTTTTACCTTCAAAGCCATAGCGTTCAGCCAAGTCACCCCAAGCTGCATCAGCATCTTGTTTTTCCTGTGGCCCCATAGCAGTAAACTCACCCCGTACATACGCATTAAAGTCTGATCTGTAAGTTTCATTCTTAGCCGCGAAGTCTTCTAATACAGTACGAGCTTGATCACGTTTAGCATTAATGACGTTCTTGATCTTATCTTCTAAAAACTTCTTCTTACGTCTTACATCTGCGCTGTTGTACACAGGATCACTTGCAATAAAAGCTTCAACTTCATCAGCTAAAGATCCTTGTGCAATCTGCTGAGTAAACAATTCTAGTGCATTATTCTTTTCACGATAAGGGTTGTAGATAGCAAACGGATCTATGTTAAGCTTAGCCATCTCCATCTTTAACTTATTAGGAGGTGGACTCTTTGTGAAACCAGTGATCTGTTTTAGTAAAGGATCAAGCTGACGAATAGGGCCATCACCAAACACATCGTGACGCACAGCGTCATACCCTGTGTCTTGGTTATCGGGGTCCATCATCTGAAAGTGTGTACGAGTAGAGCTACCCATCCACTTCATTAAACCTTCTAGTTGAGATTCACCCATGTCAATGCCAGTAACTTCTTTTAGTGTAGATGACATCTCATTCAGGTTAAAGTCTACAATGTTCTTAGCAAACCTACTGTACAAATAAAGATTAGAACTACGTGGCCCCCCTATATCAGCCAAGGATACTGTAGCATCTAGTGTCTGCGGTATGAAAGAAGAACGTGGATCAAACTGACCATAGAAGTCTTTTACTACAGCAGCAGGGTAAGTAAATGTACTGAAGTAATCACCTACTACTTTTAACATAGGTTGATAGTTAGGGTTACCGTCTATTATAGACTCTGCAGTAGTAACCATTTCATCAACAATAGTTCCACCAGGTCTGAACTCTGTGCCAATAGAAAGCTTAGTTACGTTTTGTATAAACCTATCTGTGTCATCCTGAAGATCGTTAGGCATACCCATCATTATACGAGACATAACATTAGCTGCGTAATGTATAGGTGCGGCTGGACCCATAGCAGCTTGAGCATTAGTAACTTCACCAGAAGTCAGCCTATCATCAAACCAGTTTAGCCCTTGCTCAATATTATCTTTCTGGTATATATAAGCTGAAGCAAAGATAGCACCACCCGTAAGCTGTTTAGCCCACTCTTCATCCGTAAGTTTACCACCTTTATATGCAATGTTAAGCACAGAGTAGTCCTTAATAAACTTAGCTTGTGATGCAATGTATCGGGGGAAAGGAATGATAGTAGTAGCACCTGATCTATGTATAAAACCAATAGTCTTATTCACAAACTTACTTGTATCACTTGCACCTTTACCACCAAAGCGATTCTGGAATGTGAACTTTAAGCTATCATCTAATGCCTTAGTTACAATACTATCAGGTATCTCGCTCATCATACCTTTCTCTAGATATTCTTTTAGACTAGAACCTTGTAGCTTAAGCTCACGATCAATAGTACCTGCTACCACCGCTTTCTTAAAGATATGGTCAGACATAGTGTTAAAGCTGTTAACAAAATTACCTGCCTTAGCTAACTTAGTATCTTTAACCACACCTGCTTCTGCTTGCGCTGCTTCACGAAAGACACGTTGCATTAGCTCTGGTGCATCCTGACGCAGTAATTCTACAGCCGTATCAGCTACGTACTGATCTTTAACTAAGTAACGAGCAATATCTGCAGTACCGTTTAGTGTAGCAGCAGCCGACTCTTTACCTGTTACAGCACGAATCATATATGTGTTAAACTGATCAAGGGCATCAATGCCTGTCATGGCAACACCAAAGATGTTGTTACGCATTGTTGTAGCTGGCTGTGATGTCATGAATGCTCGACGTGCATCCTCTACATTGCGTAACGATCTTGTTACACGGTTTGCTCTGGTTAGTTGTAACTGTGCGTCACTAAGCTCTTTAGCTTCCTGTCCTGATATTGTGGACATGCCCTCATCGTACAGCGTGTCTAGCTTTTGCTGGAACTTACCTGCTGCATCTCTGGCCTCCTTACCAGTGATAGCTTTACCTGCTGCAGTCTTAAACTGTTTCTGTTGTACAAGAATACGTGCAGCTTCTGATACCTCTGCAGCGTATACAGCAGCTAGTTGTCTACGTGTTAGTCCGTACTTCTCTGCTGTCTTATCAAACAGAGTTACGCCATCACCTTCGTCAATACGTCTAGCCAAGTACTCTGTAATACGCTGGCCCTTCTCAGGTTTAACCCCTAGCTGACGTGCTAAGTCTACAGATGCAGCACTAAGACGCTGGATAGTGCCCCGATCTAGTCCACCAATAAGGCCATCAGGTAAGTCTTTACTAAGGATGTCTACCTTAGCTTCCATGCCCTCTTCGACTAGCTTAGGATCAATAGACGCTAGCAGTTTATCTTTAGTGAAGCGTATATACTTACGCCCCTCTGCTGTCTCGTTAAGCTTCTTTAGGTCTTCTACAGCACGGTTAGTAGTATCTGCCATGCGTCTAGCTTTAACTGTCTCCCCTGCTTTAAGAGTATCAACCATACGCTCAGCACCTTTGTACTGCTGACGTGCAGGAATAGCATAAGCTACACCACCTACTGCACCGCCCAGCGCACCAGCTAACGCAATTCTACCACCGCTAATCTCGTAGTCTTCATCAATAGTTTCACCAGCTTCTTTCTTGATAAGCTCTGTGCCTAGCTGTGAAGCTGCAGCAACACTGCCTTCAAATGCTACATCTAACAGACCACGCTTGATAGAATGCTTAGCTAGTTTCTTTAGTCCTGCTTTAGTACCTTCTTTAGCCGCCTGTGCAGCAACTGCACCTGCACCACCAGTAAGAGGTAGAGCAGCAGCAGAGATGTATGTAGTAGGTGCAGTAAGAATACCTTCAGCGTAATCACGTACACCCGCAAAGCCACCATCTAAGATACCTTCACCTTTAGCATTATCAAAGGCATTCATCAAACGAGCATAAGATTGCTTTTCTTTCTCTGCAGTCTTTTCATCCTTAATATAGTAGAAGTCTTTAGACATACTAACTTCATTTGTATTCATTATACGAAAGTGTTCTAATACTTCATAAGCAACGTCATCAGCAGACATTTGCTTTAGCTCTTCGTCCTTCCATCCCTTACGTCTACTCTTTAGGAAGGTAACAGCATCATTAAGAAAACCCTTGTTCCTTTTCAGGTCAGAGACTTTCTTATTCTTCATATTCTCAGGGGTGTAGTATGTATAAGGATCAGACATTATTATTCCTCAGTAGGTAGTTGCATCTGGACCATACGAATAACTATCTCATTGATAGGTAAGTTATTACTTTCCAAGTAGTCTTTAATGATTTGCTTTCCCTCCTCCCCTTGTAGTACAGACATATCAGGGAACTCATCTTCCATAGCTCTATAGACATTAATTGCTGCACTTGCTAGGCGAGTATCGCTTACTGGGTCTTCATCGTTGATACCTGTTTCTGCAGTAATATCGCCTACATCAATCTGATCAGGTGTTTTCTTAAAGTCTGTTCTTGTAATAGAGAAGTTTTCAGCGCGTTTGATGATCTCATCTTTAACTGCTGGCTCAAGGGTCAAACCATAATCAGCGATAGCTTCTTCTATGTCAGCCTTGAAGTAGCTAAGTTCTTCTTCGTTTGTAGGTGCAATGATATTAGCTTTCTCTAAAAGAACCTCAACTACTTTATCTGCTTTCTCTTCAACAGACTCTGTAGCTTCTTGTACTTCATTAATTTGATCTACAGCAGAATTTATGTCTGATGCACTCTGGATACTTACTTCTAAGTCTAACCCTGTGTCTTCTTCACCTTCATCAGGTGTATTCTCTAAGATAGACGCTACAATACCCGCTTGCTCACCAACTACATCATCTTCTACATCATCTTCTACATCATCTTCTGCATCATCTTCTGGTGCACCTAAACCTCTAGGCACAACCATGTCTGCGTCAGAGTTACGTGGACCTGATGTTCTATCATCTGTACCTTTTTCAGGTTTAGCACCTGTTAAGATGTACTCTATGTATTCATCTGTAAGTCTACCATTCTTCTCAAGAGACTCTAGGATAAGCTCTGATGCTAGGCCACTTTCCACACCCGCTAAAAGGCTATCCATCTCTGCAGAAGTATTTACCTCTTTAGATAGACGTAGTAATGCTTGGTCACGTGTAAGCTGACTGTCTAGGCCACTCTGTGATAGAGTTAGTTCTAGGTCAGCAATAGCTATACCACCTTTACGTAGACGATTACCTAGCGCTGCTTCATCATCTGCACCTAATGCTGTTAATGCGCTTGCCATATCGGTAACATCTGCTAGATCATCTGTGCCAGCAAAGGTACGAGTAAAGGTACGTTCATATGTATTAGCTGTAGACATGTAGTCAGACTCTTTATAGTCTGTTACTTCTATGTCAAAACCTTTAACACGCTTAACGCCAGAGATAGGCTCATAACGTCCACCTGTTGCAGCTTGATATGATAACACATCTTGTACTGGAATACCCATGTACTGCATGGCTGTTAAATGATCTTCAGCAGAAGAAGCTGGATCAAGCATAAGTGTGTCTTTTAGAGCAGCGCCCCATGACTTAGTTTTATGTACTTCTGACTTATCATCAGGCTTACCAGCAATGTTACGTGCATAACCAAGATAGATATTCTCTAGGGCTTGTTCTGCTGTCATGCCTTCTGGTAGTGTTACACCTTGTGGAATATCTAGTGAGCCTAAGAACTGAGACTTATCAATCTTAGACCCTTCAGGTAGGTTATTTTGCGCTTTCTGAATAGCACCATACACCTGTGTAACATCGTAGTTCTGAGCAATAGCTAAAAACTCTTCATCGCTTACACCGAACTGTGCTTTCATCTCTTGTCTAATAAGATTAGCATTCCTAGCTTCAGCCATAGATTGTGCCATCTTAGGAGCAGCCCTACGTACAGTATCCATCTGGCTATCTACTAGTTCGTCAAACCGTTCTTGTCTCTCTTTAATTCTATCCTGCAGACTTGTAGCAAACCCTTTTACAAGCCCAGCGCTAAATGCACCCTTAATAGCCATCTTACATTTGCTCCTTCGCCATCAAACCTTGCGGTGCTTGTTCAGCTTCCATAGGCATTTCTTCTTGTTGTTGTTGCGGTTCCTGTAAGTCTTGCTCTGCTTGCTGCATGATCTGTTCACCTTTATCAAGTGTACCTGCAGAAGCACCCGTTTTCATAGCAAGCTTAGCTGCTAATTTAGCTGCACGTTTCTTCTTAGCTTCAGCATCTTTATCACGATACTCATCCATAGTCATCTTGTATTCTACGTTCATTGCTTCAGCTAGTGTCTTGATCTGTGTCATTAACAAAGGTTTAAGCAACAGTTTGATATCTACAGTATGCATACCATTCATGACGCCCATGCCTAACATGGTAGAGGCTACAACAGAGATAGGAATGCCTATGTCTACCATATCCATGACATCATCTAGAACTTCTTCATCCGCTAGCTGTTCCATGTACATCTCAAATGCATCTAGTGGATCAGAGAACTTAGAAGGTTTTTCCCACGGTGAATTACCTGGTTCTGCTGTAAGAGACTGACCTGGAATAGGCCCATCAAAAGGAGAAAGTGACATTTTTGTTATACCTTATTTAGTGAAACCTGCACCAAAGTAGAGTCCTACAATGGCTGATACGATATGTGTGTCTAGTGGAGTTATTACAAAGCCTTTAGCCATCTTCCACTGTATTGATTCTGCTGGACCAAAGAGCCAAGATAACGGACCACCAGTAGCTTCAGTGTATCCTACATATACGCTTACATCAGGATACCATACAGCGACTAGCTTTGGCAATACTATAATAGAGAATACAGCAGATAAAGCTATGAGCCTACGTGTCCAAGCAAAGTGTTTATCATTCTTACCTGCGTCACGTGCATCAGCTACAGCACTTCTGTTAAACTCTGCACGTTGCATCAGCATCTCTTGCTGAGCTTGTTTAGCTTTTATGCTCTGACCCCATATAGACATAACACCACCTAACACAGTAGAGAAAAGCATTGTTATTAATTCTAGGGGTAAGCCGAACATTAGTTAGATGCTACTCTTGTGTCAGGTCTAGCAGAAGGTCTTAAAGACACTTGAGGTGCGGTAGGTTTTTCGCCGTATCTTTTAAAGTACTTTTTACGACTCTCTAAACCAGTAAGACGTCCATTTACTAATCTGGTTATTTGTGTTGTATTTGTATAATCAGGTTGCTGTGATCTAACATTTCTTTTCCACCAAGCTACGGATGCACGTTTTGCTATCGCAGGGTCAAGCATAAGTTCAGGATTGTTTTCTAGATCTTCGCCTATATCTTCTCCTATAACTTTATAATTATCGCGACCTGTTAATTGTATATATCCTCTACCTTTGTACTTACTACCATCTCCTACTTCAGTGTTACCTAGCCTAACATCTGCCGCCCTGTATTGATCATCATATAATATGTCAAATATCATATTATTTTTTTGTTCTTTTGTACCTTCAGTAAAAGTTTTGTTATTAGCTAGTGCCTTAAAGGCTGCTTTTCTTTCAGCACTCCCACCTAGTTTAGCGGCTATCTGTGCAGGAGTACGTTCAACCCAAGAGTCATTAACTTTTGTCTCAAGGTATCCTGCCTCTTTAATTCTACCAAACTTAGAAGACTCATGTGCTACCTGAGACATAAAAGATTGTAACTCATCTCCTTTAATGCCTTGCTCATATGCGTACTGATATACATCCCGTTCAGTAGACCCTTTATTTGTTGTGGAATCATTAAGAAAAACTATTTGAGGGGGTGTTGTTTCCTCTGGCCCAGCAGCTATAGCATCTTCTCTTGAGTCTACTTCACGACTCATTATCCCTTTCCCACCTGAAGGTGCTGCACCTCCATCAGCGCTGTCGGTACTATCACTAACATCAGAATCAACAACAGTCTCAAGTACATCTTGTATAGCCTTATCTAACATCTCATTACTTCTAGTATCTACACTAGGTGCATCAACAGGCGCTGGGCTGTCTGCCATCTCTGGCTGTTCACCTCTAGAGACAGGTGTGACCATAGGCTGAAACACCTCTTGAGCTTCCCTAGCGTTATCTCTCATAGTCAGATCAGCACCCTGCATATCAGCACCACTGAACATAGCATCCCTAGCCTGATCTGATAGTTGCCCTGTAGGAGTCTTAGACCTTGTAATACCAGCAGCTTGACGCATAAGACGTATCTCTAATGCAGAACGTATAGCTTCTTCTTCAGCTAATACAGAAAGCTCTTTAGCTTGTTGCCTAGACCTGTCAAACAGACCCCCAAAGAAACCAGAGAACAAACCTTCATCGTCTTGCTCTTGATTGCTAGGCTTAGTGCCGATACCTGAACTCTTTTCCTGTTCCTCTTTAGGCTTCAACAATTCCTGCAAATCATAATAATCTCTGTCTTGTTTGTCTAATTTAAATATCGCCATCTTGTTTTACCTTATACAAACTTGTCTAGTAGGAATTGTGTACCTATCTCTAATAGCTTACCCGTACCTTCACCTTTTGCTGTATCTACTGCAGCTTGACCTTGCATCTCAGCAATCGCGTAAGAGTTTTCACGAGTTAAAGCATTGTCTGCTGTACGCCAAGCGTAGTCTAATGCATCACGCTCTTGTTGTAACATGTTGTTATACGTAGTCTCAGTGAGGTTATTAGCTACTACCGCTGCATCACGGTTAGCTTGGTTCTGTGCAGCGTTATCCATAGTGGTAATAGCTTGCTCCCACTGTGTATTAGCTTGTGCAACTACTAAAGCATTATTAGCGTTAAACTGGTCACGAGCATTCTGTTGTGCACTGTTAAACTGTGAGATAGCATTAGCTTCACCAGCGTTAAACCGTTCCATAGCATTCCGTTGATCTACATTAGATTGCTGAATCTGTGTCTGCAAGTTAGAGAAGAACATATCTACTTGATCAGAACTAGATGCATTAAACTGGCGTCTAGCATTCTCTGCAGCAGTATCAGACATAAACACACTAGCTAAGCTCTGTGCTTTAAACATAGCTACTTGCTGCTGGTTATTCATGCTAGTCATATCAAAGTCAAGGAAAGCCTTAGCGCGTTGTATGTTAGCTTGTTGTCTGTTACTCAAGTTAGTCAAATCAAGCTGTGACATAGCTGCAGCATCTGCCATAATCTTAGCATTCTTAGCAGTAAGGTTAGTAATGTCTACAGTCTGAGCCATACGTGCATTCTCTAGTGCAACCTGTTGCTCAGCAGTAAAGTTAATCTGTGCTACATCAGCGACACGTGCAGCGTTCTGTACACGTGATTGGAACTCTTGGTCAAACTCCATGCCAAGGAACTTAGAGCGTTGCTCAGCAGCAAACATAGCGGCTTGCTGTCTGTTAGACAGGTTCTGTGCTTCAAAGCTAGCACGTGTCTGTGCATCCATCTGTGCGATAGGTAGTGCAGACTCCATAGCAGCCTGTACAATAGC